CGGACTTTATAAGTCTACTAAAGTACCACACACAGGATCTACATGCAAGGAGTTTGACGGGCATATACAAAGGGAGAGTCATTTCCCAAGTTTTGCCGGAGGCTCCGAACTTCCCAGTTCGGAACCCGCTCCTGTTTCGGGGTAGTGTTCGGAAATTCATCAGTTCCAGATTGATATCTGTTACGAAGAAGAACCAACACTTATTTTGGTCGCTCTCTCAAGTTAAGAGAGCGGCCGAAGTTGTCCCAGATTCCTTTGTCAATAAAGCGCTTCAAAAGCACCGTAAGACAATGGAAACCCCATCTGGACCCATTACACCATCCTACGAAGCCTCAATCAGGGCTAAGTTGAAGAGTATCTGGAAAGGTATAAAAACCGATCGAGTGCTCTCCGTACGCGAATACAGTACCAACGCATGTTGGGAAAGTGGACGCGACGAGGGTGGCGCGAAGGGATACCTCTTGTGCGATCATGCACGAGAGGGGCTTTCATCAAATGATGAATTACTGAGAATGTCCTATGACCCCGTTCTGGGTCTTATGGAGGATCGTGGCTTTGCGCCAGTCCCCATTGAGGAACTTGTCCGAGGTGAGCAAAGGAGAGTGAAATCTAATGCTACCCAAGGTCTATACACTGGCTGCCAAGCCAAGGTATACCCAGTATGTGAACCGTTGAAGGTCCGGACCATCACGAAAGGCAATGCGTTTGCATATGCTCTAGCTGGTGGACTTCAGAAGTCGATGCATCGTCATCTGAAGTGTTCTAATCAGTTTGCACTGATAGTAGAACCCGTTACTTCACTAAGTGCCGTTGAGTGGTTGGTTGAGAAATCACCCTCAGGACTTTGGTGCTCTGGAGATTACTCCGGAGCAACGGATCTCATCAAGATCGCACTTACTAAGATATCGCATGAGACTCTCCTCGGAGAGCTCAAGTTAGACTTCGGTCTACGCGAAGAGTACAAGAACGTCATGCGTTCCGTGCTCTATGAACATGAAATTCATTATCCCAAAGGTAGTGGTCCCGATGGAGGAGATCTTGCTCCTGTGATGCAAGTAAATGGTCAATTGATGGGGTCGGTTTTATCCTTCCCTCATCTCTGTGCTATAAATCTTGCGCACTATTGGCATACGATCGAGCCGTCAGTAACAAACTGGCGTCAGCTCAAGGTCTTAGTCAATGGTGATGATATACTCTTTCGAACCGAGTTCGATAGGTATCAGCTTTGGTACTCCACCCTCCATGAGGCTGGTTTCGTTCCATCGCCCGGGAAGAACTTCTTACACCCGAAGTTCTTCACGATCAATTCACAGCTTTTCAGCGCGGCTCAACGAGCGCGACTCCCTGAAAAGATTCCTTTCTTCAACACTGGTTTGCTCTATGGGCAGTCCAAAGTTGGGGCAAGAGAGGATGAGCTTGCGAAACCAGTGTACCTTCTTCACAATCCTTGTGTCGACGGTGCACTCAGCCCTAAGAGGGCTTCGCAACGGTTTTTAGCGATCAACAAACTAGCGATGCAAGACGTAAGCAGCCACCGAGGTGTGCAGCTAAATTATTTTGTCTCTCCAGAGCTAGGTGGCTTGGGTCTTCACCCACCACCAGGTACTTGTATCACGACTAACCCGGATCTCCAACAGCCACACACCATCCTGGTCACAGGATCTCAGAGAAAACTCGCTGAGTATCTTTACGATCGATGGGTGGAGTGGTATGACACCCCCCCGGCCGGACCGGTAGGCTCACCTAAGAAGGTGAACGACTACGAGTCTTACCAAGGAAGGACTGATTCCATATGGAATCTCGACGATGCAATCAGATCGATTGAAGTCGAAGACCAGTTTGGTCTAAGTCACCTTAGGTGTACCCGCAGTTCGTCGAAAGGCTTACCTCCGATCGAACAGAGAATTGTCCGTCGTCTTGTTGAGAAGACGGAGTTCATCGTACCTCAGGTTCGCGTTGTGCGTCCCTCAGCGGATGGTGAAGTCAACTGTAAGTTGAACGAGTTGTCTGACAAGGACCTCGTAAAACTCAGTTACACATGGCAGATGCCTCGATGGACGAAAGTCCTACGAAACGAGTCCAAATGCAAGTTGTCTCCAGCTTCTCTCTGTAAAAAGACTTTCGTTGAAGTCACCAGCTCTCTTGAGGATCTATGCATCCCCGAAGAGTTTTGCTTTGGTAGACGATAAACGGTCGATGTTCCTTCGACGTCTTCGAACAGTGCGGTGCTAAATGTTCAGCAGCGGCTATGGGGTGTTCACACCCAGAGCCGTCGAGTCTAGCTCACTCGAAAAGTGTCCAGTCCACAACTCTCGGTGCCAAAGCGCTTGCGCGATGGGAGGGAGGTAGATTGACTGGTCGATGATACTACTGGATGGATCCTTTCAGGCTCTCAGGTTATGCTGACTACCAGGAGGTTCCATGACATCGATTTGGATTTTCATACATAAAGCTTCCAAAGTGGGTATAGTTACCACGCTAAGGCTTCTTTCCAACAACGGACTAATAGGACGATCAGGCGAAACCTGACAACGGTTGTGATACCGTATCGTACTGAAGATCCGTACTTCGCGTCACCTCTCAAGGTGACGGGTACTAGCTGCCTCGATTAACTATCGAAGGAGTAGTTGTGAGCTTAGTCGGAATGCCAAGAGACTGCACGGGGCGGTCGTCTGCAATTATACAGATGGCTATATGAAAATGAACAGTCCCATTCTTGCGAGTGGGATCCAATGAATCGCAACAAGAAAGGTTCAGCAGCACCTAAAGCTGCCTCATCGAACTCTAAGAGTTCAAAACAAGGACAGGGCCCTTCGCATAAGGGCCGCCAGGCTTCTGTCGCCGCAGCTTACGCTACGGGGATGTCGTCTGGTAAGGCGCGGGTGATACAGGTCTCGGCCGACTCAACCCGAATCAGGCATGCGGAACTGGTAGGTTCCGTGACTGGTTCAGTCGCTTTCGCAAACTCTCTGACCTTCTCGGTAAATCCCGGGTTGGCCGCTACTTTCC